CGATCAGAAGGACCTCGGGCAGCTCTTCGTCGAGTCGCCTGCATTCAAGCAGAAAAATGTGGTGGCCAACCTGGACATCAACCTGAAGACCCTGTTTGAGACCGGCGCCGGCTGGGCTCCCGAGTCCACCCGCATCGGCAGGGTGGAGCTCTACCCGACCCGGCCCCTGGTGGTGGCTGACTTCGTGCCGGTTCTCAACACCGGTCAGGCGGCCATCAAGTACATGGAGGAGACGACCTTCACCAATGCGGCTGCTGAAGTCGCTGAAGGTGGCGGCGTCAGCGGATACGGCGAGGCTGCCCTCCAGTTGACCGAGCGCAGCGTCACGGTGGAGAAGGTCGCAGTGTGGTTGCCGGTAACGGACGAGCAGATGGAGGACGTGGAGTCTGTCCGGGACTATATCAACAGCCGGCTGACCTACATGCTGCGCCAGAGGCTGGACGGCCAGATCCTGAACGGCGACGGCGCTACTCCCAACCTGCTGGGCACCCTCAACGTGACCGGCATTCAGTCCCAGGCCAAGGGCACCGACCCGACCCCGGATGCCATCTATAAGCTCTTTACCCTGATTCGCTCGGATGGCTATGCCGAGCCGTCGGTGTTGTTCATCAACCCCACCGACTGGCAGGAGATCCGGCTACTGAGGACTGCAGACGGCATCTACATCTTCGGCAACCCGTCTGAGGCCGGTCCGGAGCGCATCTGGGGCGTCCAGGCGGTGCAGACCACAGCCTTGACCGCGGGCACCGCGGTAGCTGGCGACTACGCCAACTTCGCTGCTCTTTACATGCGCCGGGGCATTGAGATCCAGGTGACCAATGCCCACAGTGACTACTTCATCAAGGGCAAGCTGGCGATTCGCGCCGACATGCGGTGCGCCGTGGTGCACTTCAGGCCAAAGGCATTCGGTAAGGTGACCGGTATCTAGGCCTGAATGAATAGGGGCGGGGAGTTAAGGCCCCGCCCCTAAGCACAACAGGAGGTAAGACAAAATGGCAGTCATTAGAGGTGGGAAGGTTATTGAGGATGCCGTCGAGAGGCATAATCTGAAGGTAAGTCTCATTTCCGGTGGTGCTGCGGGGAATCACACCGTCAGCGGCATTACCACGCTGGATACGCTGGTATCCGTGCTGCAGCTGGTAGGTGCCGGGACGGATGTCACCGATATCGCTGACCTCACTAGTGAGTTCTCCATTTCGGCCGACAACACCATCAACAACGCCGGCGGCACCGATACCACCGGGAGCAAGCTGCTCGTCATCTGGGAAGACGAGACGCCGTAGAGGTGGAGACATGATCTGCCCTCATAAGTACTACAAGCTGGTTAACGGCGAGCTGGTGTGTATTCAATGCGGCGAGCCAGCTCGCCATGGCTCCGAGGAGCAGGTGGAGGACAAGGCTGAGCCTAAGCCGGAGGATAAGGCTATCTGGCCGGCAGAGGTTAAGCGACAGCCGTCTCCGAGCGCCGGGAAGAAGGGGAATAAGAAGAGGCGATGAACGCTTATGCCGACCTGGTCACATTAAAGAGCGAAGCTTACCTCAACATTGCCACCATCACGGACTTCGATACGCAGCTCCGCAAGCTTTTAGAGCAGTCCAGCCGTCTCCTGGACAAGTACTGCGGGCGTTTCTTCTACTGCTGGGAAGGCACGCGCTATTATCCCGGAGCGCAGAAGAAGCTTTTCTTGCCCGATGATTTGCTCTCTATCACGAGCCTGAAGCTGGACTTCGATGGAGATGGGACATTCGAGGAGACGATGGCAGCCACGGACTATATCCTCCATCCCATGAACGGGCTGCCCAAGCTGTGGCTGGAGATAAACCCGCTCGGCAGCTATCGTTCCTTTGCCAAGGACGTGAAAAAGGGTGTCGAGATAACTGGGGTATTCGGGTACGGAGACGGTGAGTCGGCCACGCCATATTCGGACAGTGGCGATTCGGTGCAGGACAATCCGCTGTCTGCCTCGGCCACGACCATTACAGTGAGCGATGCCGACAACTTCGCCCCGGGGCAGACGATAAGGATAGAGAGCGAACAGTGCTACGTAACAGCCTACGACACGAGCACCAATAAGCTGACGGTCAAGCGGGGCGTCAACGGCACTACGGCCGCTTCCCACAGTCAGGGCGCCAACATCTACATCTACGAGTATCCCATGCCCATTTATCAGGCGTGCCTGGTGATCACCATGAGGGCGTGGAAGCGCAGGGAAAGCGCATACCAGGACTACGTCGGCAGCCCTGAGACGGGGCAGCTCCTTGCCTATAAAGGCATAGACCCAGATGTGGCAGAGACTGTTAAGGAATATCGGCGCTGGAGCTATGCGTAATGGCTGGACTTAGTCTTTCATTTAAGGTAGCAGGGATAGAGCGTCTGCTTAAGAAGCTCGATAAAGAAACCGTTGAGACGCCTCTCCAGAAGGGTATCAGGAACCTGACTCTACTCCTGGAGAGGTTGGTGAAGACGTCCACCCCAGTGGACAGCGGGCGGCTGCGCTCCAGCATCTACTCTGAGGTAAAGCCACTCTATGGCAAGGTGGGCACCATCGTCGAGTATGCCCCGTTTGTGGAGTACGGGACACGGCCTCATACGATAGTGCCCAAGCATGCCAGGGCACTGGTGTTCACTGTGGGCGGAGAGACGGTTTTCGCCCAGTATGTGCGTCATCCTGGAATGCAGGCCCGCCACGTCGTAGAGGGAAGCTCGGTCAGAGTGCTGGGGCAGGGCCCATTCCACTATGCCCTGGATAGACTGAAGCAGCTGTTGCCCGAAAAGCTGAAGGAGATAGGACAGCAAATAGAGACCATCTGGAGCAGCTGATATGCCAATTGAGAATATCGTAACGCAGGTAGCCACCTTGCAGAGACAGATCACGGGTATCAAGCAGGCCCACGACCGTCCTCCAGGCAGTATTAACGTTTTCCCCTGCTTTGTAAATTTTATCGGCCCGGCAGATATTAACTACTCGCCCAGCCGGCGGGAGACCCGCCACACTATCAAGATGCAGCTCTATGTCACAAAACAGGTGACCGCAGAGGCAGAGAGGCTGCTGCGTCCGTTTATTGACAGGGTCCTGGACAAGTTTGATGACAATGTGCAGCTGAACGACACCTGCGCTTATAGCATGATAACTCACTATGAGCCGGGCGTGCTCACTTACGGTGGGCACCAGTACCTGGGAATATCCTTTGACCTGGTAGCAGTCGAGCATGAGTCGAGAGTATTCCAGTCGTGAAAATAGGAGGTAAGAGACTAATTACAGCTTGGCTCTTTGGGAGAATTATGCAGGAGAGCATGCTGGCGATGGGGCAACAGCATCAGGTTTTCTGGGCGGTCATCTTGCCTATCGCCGTTTATGTGATGGACATCTTCATGGGGCTTCAAAGGGCGCCCGAGAATTTGCTCCATAACTAGGCGAGCTCTGCGTATCCGTCTACGTTTAATGCCTGGCCTATAGACTAAGACATATCCTTTTCGGTCTATAACTTCCGGTGGCGGAGGGTTTCTAGATATACGCTCCTTAGCCATAAGCTTAGCGTGGCAATATTTGCATCGCCGTGAGGCCTTGTATTTGATACCTCCGCACTCTGGACATTCATCCGTTCTCGGCTGTCGGCTGTGAGGCTTCGCCCAGCGAATGTTAGAGGCCTCTTGAGCGTGACAGCGAATACAGATTGAAGCAGATACCAATTTGGGTTTGCCGCAGCGGGGGCATGAATCTTTGGGATGCTTGCGACAACGAGAGCATACCTCTTGAGTCAGCGACCTGCGTGGCCCGCCGCAAATAACACATGAATGTAATTTCATATCCCAACTGAATTATACCAAATGTAACTGTAAATGACAATACGACGTTAGGAGGTGTCCAAAATGGGTGGAATTTCTCGCCTGCGCCGCATCCAAATTGGAAAGGAGACAACGAAAGGCACGCCGGTAGCCGCCACGGCGGTTCTCCTGGGCGAGCTTGATATGAAGGAGTCGCCCACCATCCATCGGCCGGCAGAGGAAAGAGGCTCGCTTGCCGAATTCTATCGCAGCCTGAAGGTCGGTAATCTGGCCGAGCTGAGCTACGAGGGCGACTTAACCTTCGAGCAGATACTCTATCTCCTGCATATGGGAGTCCAGGGCGGCATTACGCCGACCGGACCGGGCGTGGATGGGGAGTATACCTGGACGTTCACGCCGAACCTGACTTCAGCAGGGACCTTTGACTCGTTCACCATCGAGTACGGCGACAATGTCCAGGCGTGGGAAACCGAGTACTGCCTGGCGCGGGAGATAGAAATCAGCGGAGCCATAAACGAGGTACTCAGGGTTAGAGCTGACATCTTCGGCCGCAAGATGACGGCCACGAGCTTCACCGCCGGCCTGTCGGCTCCTTCCGTTGAGTCGCTGCCGTTCCAGAAGGCGAAGCTCTACATAGACGACGAGAGCGGCGCAATCGGAACCACGGAGAAGGCCAGCACGCTGATAGCGGCAACGCTCAGGATAAACACAGGCCTTGTCCCGGTGCGCTACGGCGACGGCAGCCTTGACTTCAGCGGATATATTGAGCAGGCCAAGAGCGCTGAACTCCGCATGACCTTCGCCTTCAACAGCGGAGCGGAGACGGAGCGGACGAAATTCGACGGTGAGACTCTGAGGCTGGTCCGGATAGAGGCTGAGGGCAGCATCATTGGCGGCACAACCCGGAAGAAGCTGACCCTGGACTTCTGCGGCATCTACACTGACTTCTCCACGCTGGACGAGAGAGACGGCGAGGACGTCGTGGAGGTGGTGATGTCCAGCCAGCCCGGGACCAACTACACCAAGCCGTTTGAGATCACCGTTGTGAATGCTGTGGGCAGCCTGCCGTAATGATTGGCGCAAGGTAAGCAACCTAGCGAGGCCAGTTAGCTCTCAATCGCCTGATGGCTCTAGACAAGAGCCATAAAGATGCTCCCATTACGAGAAAGAGGAAGCAGACAACTCCGTAGATTGCTCCAGGGACAGGAACTTCCGGGTGTGCAATTATGCCCCACATCAAATTGAAGAACTCTAAGGAGCTCCCGCCCAGCATGGCAAGGGCTATAATTGTCAGCCAAGCATAAAATGCCGTGTGAGCCAGCTTGTCGCAGAAACGCAGCAGCTTCACGGCAAAAGTTTATCCAAAACCAAAAACAGCTGTCAATAGGAGGATAAGCCCATGTCTCATTTTGTGACCGATGAAGTAGACAGAATCGAAGTGGGCGATGGCGAGTGGGTGGAAATCAAGCGAAAAATGTCTGTGGGGGATTACGAGCGCATAGCGCTGGAAAGCAAAAGCGATGACCTGGAAAGTCGCATTATTCCGACCCTGGTCGTAAACATAAAGAACTGGAACCTGAAGGATGACCAGGGCAAGGAGCTGCCAGTGACTCGCCAGAACATCGAGCGTCTGGATGACGAGGTGGCTATCGCTCTATTCATGGAGATTGCCAAGCGAAATCAGCCCTCAAAAAAAGCTCAGGCTTTGATGAAGAGGTCTGGGCTTGCTTAAGAAGCTGGGCTGACGGCCGACCAGCGCGTCCTCCTGACAGATACCTAAAGTTCTGCGTCATGAGGGAGCTGCATTGGGACTGGCAGCAGCTCCAGAACTGCCCGCTGGATGTCTTCGAGGACATCATCAGGTTCATGAACACGGAAGCGAAATTCCGGCAATCGGAGGCTAGGCGATATGGCGCAAAGTAAGCTTGAAATATTTATAGCTGCGAGAGACGAGGCGACCAAAGCTTTAGCCGGTATCAACGGCAAAATTCAGGCTATGTCCAGCCAGCTCAGGCGTGCTGGGATTATGATGACGGCAGCCGGAGGTGCTATGGCTGCTGCTCTCGGGGTCAGCATCAAGAAGTTCGCTGAGGCAGGGGATGAAGTGCAAAAAATGGCGATGCGGACCGGCTTCTCCACTGAGGCATTATCCGAGCTGAGATATGCGGCTGAGCTATCTGGCGCATCTCTCGATGATATAGAGAGAGCGACAAAGCGCATGTCTAAAGCCATTGTGGATGCCACTGAAGGAATGAGCACATATGTAAGGGCATTTGACCGAATAGGCATCAGCGCAGAAGACCTTATCGGGCTGTCACCGGAAAAGCAATTCGAAAAGATAGCGATGGCCATAGCTGACCTGGAAGACCACACCCTGAAAGCAGCTACTGCCCAGGACATATTCGGCAGGGCAGGGACAAGTCTGCTGCCACTCTTGGAGCAGGGCAGCGAGGGAATAGCCAAGCTGAGACAGGAAGCTCGTGACCTTGGCATCGTATTTGACCAGGAGGCAGCAAACAAGGCTGCTGAGTTCAACGATGCTTTGACTCGTCTGGACGGCTCGATAACTGGACTCAAAATGGCCGTGGCAGAGCAGCTTATCCCTGTGCTGCTGCCTCTGTTGGAAACGGTGAAAGGCCTGATTTCCAGCTTCACAGAGTGGGCCAAACAACATCCTGAGCTCAGCAGGGCGCTGACGACCCTAGGGGCCGGTGCCTCAGCAGCTCTTGTGGGGCTTGGTGGACTAGGGCTAATGCTGCCTACCCTTGCTAGGGGCGTTTCGGCACTGGCCAGGGCATTTAGCTGGCTTAGCGTGGCAGCCAGAGTAGGCTGGGCAAATGTCTTGGGCCCCTTGGCTATTTTGGTGGCTATGCCATGGAAGGACATCCTTGAGGATATAGAACGGTATCCATGGGCGCGTATCATCGGGCCAGTTGCGGGAAGCTTGAAGGAACTGTTTTCGATTTTCGAGGCGGGTGACGCAAGCATCGGTGAAGTCCGAGAAGGTCTTGTTGGTCTTGATGAAGAATTGAGGAAGCACAGCGAGGAAGCAAAGAAGGCTGCTGAGAATGTGCGGAGGTCCCTAAGTAGCTTGTCTTCCGCGGCATCTGAGTTTGTCTCGGAGAATCTTCAGTACATTGACAGCTTGGGGCGACTGCCAGCAGCTGCTGATACTGCTTTTGAGGACATGATGTCTCGTATCCACTATGCCCGAAGTGAAGCTGGCAAGCTAGGCATCACCATGGAGGATATCTACTATGCCATGGAGAAGCTGGGCTGGCCGACCAAGAGCATCAGCATTGCCTTCAAAGCCTGGGGCACCGATATAACCCAGGTTGAGGATTCCCTCAGGCGGCTCGGCGTCACAGCAGAAGACATCGCCAAGATAGTCGGCAAGTTACCTGAGAAGACAGACGAGGTGACTGAAGCCTTTAACGAGATGATGAAGCGCATCAGGTATGCGGACACCGAGGCGGGCAAGCTGGGAATCACGATGTACGAGATTTATGATGCGCTGGATGAGCTCGGCTGGCCGATGGAGAAAATAAAAGAAGCCTATGAAGAATGGGGCATGGACATCGCCAATGTCGAGAAGGCCCTCAAGGACCTGGGGCTTACCGCTGAAGACATCGCCAGGATTATCGGCAAGCTGACAGACGAGACTGAAAAAGGCGCAGAAGCCTGGAAGCAGTATAAATGGGCGAACTGGATGGCACTCAAGCCAGATGTCCCGCCACAAGCCGAAGCTGAGCCAGAATCCTGGTATAAGGCCAGGCTTATTGGGGAAGCTCTGGGGCTAGGCCGTGAAGCCTCACTGGCCCTGGCTGCCCCCGAAACCTATGGCCGCATTCCGCGCTATTTGGAAGCCTTGGAACGCGAAGCTCCCGAATTCCTGGGTCCTGGCTATGTGCCTGCACATGGTGTCGGCCTTGAGGGCCGGGTCGTGAAGGAAATCATCAACATACCGCTCATTATCGACGGCGAGGTCGTAGCGGAGAAGGTCGTCGAAAAGGTCGGTGACCAGGTCAAAGACTTGGGCTCCGACGACTTCGAAGACTAACGATATGCTGCCACGTGTCCTGATCAACAACCGAATAGTCAACGACCAGCTGATAGCGAAATCGCTCGAAATCGAGTCGGTCATCACGAAGCGAATTGACACGGCTAAGCTCACGCTACGAGGCAAGCCGCAGATAGGATATGCGCTTCGGCTTGACGGCGACGATTACGTTGATTGCGGCAACGATAGCAGCCTAGACATTACCACTAGCGGCACGTGGATAGCCTGGGTCAAGCCTCGTAAGCTCCTGGCGACAGTGGCCCATCACGGCATCTTCTGGAAGGGCAACAGGGCTGCATCGCCAGAAGAAGCCAATTACTGGGTGGCCATCCTTTGCACCGTTGACGGCCTCTACGAAGACGTCTTTTATCACCTGGCGGTGGTCTTTGATAGCGGCAGCGTCGAGCTGTATGTCAACGGCCAGAGTGTCAAGAGCGGCAGCCTGACCATTTCATCACTGCTGCCGACGACCGCTAACCTTGAACTCGGTAGAGGCCAGGGCGGAGGTGGCGTAATCGCCTACCATCTTGACGGCTTCATCGAGCAGCCCCGCATTTATAACAGGGCTTTGACGCAGACGGAGATAGATTACGACTTTAATAGCGGGGCTGGGCGGGATGAGCCGTACAGCCGCCAGGGCTTGGTCGGCTGGTGGAGCTTCAACGAAGGCTCTGGCACTACCGTCAAAGATGAGAGCGGCTACGGCAACGATGGGACTATCAGCGGCGCTAAGTTCGTGCCTGGCGATGTGGCTCGAGACATCATCGAGAAGAAGCATGAAATCCTAATTACAGACGTGATAAGCCAGGCCTTGAGCTTTGGCGGCGATGACTATGTAGACTGCGGCAATGACAGTACTTTAGACCTGGCTGGCCAGTGTACGATTGAAGCCTGGATTAGCTACACGCAGGTTGACGCCAGCAATGGGGCAACGATTGCCTTCAAGGGCGACAGAAGCGCATCACCTGAAGAATGCAACTACTGGCTCTGGCTGAGGCGGGTTAGCGGGCAGATTTATCTCGCCTTTCACGCTAAGGATTCCCTGGGGAATTGGACAAGCGTAACAGATGATACGACGCCCTTGCAGGCGAACACTGTTTATCACGTGGCTGCTACCTTCAATTCTGGAGCGGTTAAGCTCTATGTTAATGGCATAAATGTCAAATCGGGGAGTCTGAGCATATCATCGCTTATAGCCACCAGCGGCAATTTGAAGCTCGGCCGTGGAGAGGGCGGTGGCGGCACGGTAGGCTACAAGTTCTACGGCAAAATCATCGGGCTCCGCATCTATAAAGACCGTGTCCTGTCACAGACCGAGATTGGCCTCAACTTCAATAGCGGCAAAGGCCGCCCCATGCCTTACGACGAAACTGATTTGGTCGCTTGGTATACATTCGACGAAGGAAGTGGCTCTACGCTTCGCGACCATTCTCCCTACGGCAATCACGGCACGATATACGGTGCCACGTGGTCGAACAAGCGTTACTTCGCCGGCTTCGTTTCCAGCGTCAAGAAAGACGTCAGCGGTCTGGACGTGCTTCACAAGTGTTCGTGCCAGGACTACACGATACTGCTCGACACCGTCCTGGTCAACGAGGTCTATGAGAACAAAACGGATAAAGAGATTATTCAGGATGCGTTCGGCACATATCTGCCCGAAATCGATACGAGTACTTACGTTGCCGATGGCAAGACGCATAGCCGGGTCACCTTTAGCCGCGTGACGCTTCGCCAGATGCTCGACACGCTGTCGAAAGAAAGCGGTCTCGACTGGTACGTTGACTACGAAAAGAAGCTGCATTACTTCACGAAAGAGACGAATCTGGCGCCGTTCGACCTGAGTGACTCCCCGGATATGTCGACGAGCTACCCGTACAGCAACTTCGAGCTTGTCCGTCGGGCGTCTCAGCTTGCCAATCTGGTCACCGTTGAAGGGGGTTACTATCGCAGCGACGATACCGATTTTGAGCTGGCCGGCAACGGGCAAACGAAAGAGCTTCTATTGCCTTACAAGCTGCACGCTCCCAGCGGGCAGTCCGGGATTCTGGTCTACCGGAATGATGGCACTGATGCATCGCCTATCTGGACTCAGCTAACGGTCGGCATTGACAATATCGACCAGCTGGGAGGCGGCATTGATGTCCTCTATAACTTCCAGGAGAAGCTTTTGAAGTTCGCTACGGCACCGCCGAATCTAACTCGAGCCGTCAAGGTGACCGGTCGATATGAAGTGCCTGTTCTTGTGAGGGTTCGCTCTCAGGCATCCTATGACAAATACGGTCGCTGGTTCGAGGCGAAGGTAACCAACCGGGACATCGACAGCCGTGAGTGGGCTAGAGATGAAGGCAAGGCCTACCTGGCGAAGCATGCGTTCCACAAGGAATACGGGCGCTTGACATGCCTGGAGGACGGCCTCATGGCCGGCCAGCAGGTGCGCATTGTCAACAGCCTACGCGAAGTCGACAGCAACTACCTGATTCACAAGGTAACGGCGCGACTTCTAGGCGGTACGCAATGGCAATATAGCGTCGAATTCGGCGAGTACAATCCCGACTTGGTCGATATGCTTATCGCGCTTAAGCGCAAAGCAATTCCGCACTACACGAAGCGCGACGAAGAAAGGCTCAACGAGCTATTCGAGCAAGAGGAAACGCTAAGTCTCGCCGAGGCGACTGACTTCAACAGCTACACCAAGCCTGCCAGCGTGTGGATCGCGCAGCCACCCGACGAGAGCGTTGGTCATCATGTCAATCACGAAGAACTGGCGCTAGCTGAAACACCATCGGTCTCATCGCATGTGAAGAACAATTACAACTGGGATGACCCTGCTACCAAGTGGGACTTCTTTAGCTGGGGGTAAGCCATGAAGCTACGGAAAGGCGAATCGATTAAGGTTAGTGGTCGATGGCGATTGCGAGCACGTCACGTCAAGACGGGCGAAGAAATCGTCATCGAAGGCAAGAACCTGATAACGACCGTCGGTAAGCAACTAATCGGCGATATGCTTATCGACACAAGCGGCTACGACACGGGCCTGACATATCAAGCTATCGGCACATCTAGCACCGCACCGACGGTCGGCGACACGCAGCTGGGCGCCGAGGCTGCCCGCAAGGCGGTTACATCAAAGTCCAGGAATGGCAACGAGATCACATTCTCGACGTTCTTCACCGCCGCTGAGTCGAGCTACAACATCCAGGAAGCCGGTATATTCGGACATTCGACCGCCACGTCAAGCCCGAACACCGGCGTCTTGTTTAGCCACTGGCTTGTGAGCTTTGATAACAGCTCCGGGGCATACGATTTGACTTTTGATTATGTCCTAACTATCGGCTAGGAGTGAAGATATGACGATAGCAACTGGTCAGCAGGCATTAGCCGCAGACATACTGGCAAGTGACAGGCACTTCACCGAGCTGGCTGGCAATGATAACCATGAGGCCAGCGTAGCAGCTACTTGGGAAGACTGGGACCTATCGACTATTGTCCCTGCTAAGACAAAATACGTCTTAGTCCAGCTGAGGAACGGCTACACATCTGCCAAGATTGGTGGGGCCAGGAAAAACGGCTCGACTGATGACAGGAAGTTTAGCGTACCCGCCAGTGGGAATGTGTGTCTTCTTACTGAAGTCGATGCCAATCGGGTTATTGAGGTCTATGCGGAGACCGTTACGGATGGGCCAGACTTTGGAATTCTAGGCTACTGGGCGGAGGCTTGATGATGACAAAGGAGCAGATAGACCAGAAGTATCTTGACCAAGCCAAACAACTCGAAGATCAGTATTTCAAGATAGTTTACGAGGTCGATGACCAAGGGCGAGTTATCGGGCAGCACCGGGAATTGAAGAGGGGCAGGAAGCTCGACGAGTTCAACAGGCTCCACGCCGAAATCTGGCGCAATCACGAGGCAGAGCTGATTGCCAACGGCTATCTTGGGCCTGTGTCGGCGCCTCTACCGGTAGACCCCTTGACGGAATTAAGCGAGCTGAAACAACGTATTCAAGCGCTAGAGGCGATGCTAATCCAGAAAAGCGGAGGTAAATAGAAATGGAATACTCTAAAGGCGGGAGGTAAGCAGAAATGGAATGGTCTGAAATAGCTTTGCTGGTCGTTGGCATCCTGCTGCTGCTCGCCGGGGGCTACATCAAGGAGCTCATCGGCCAGATTAAGGAGCTCGTGGATGCCGTGGCGGCAGCCATCGAGGATGGCGAGGTAAACGACATCGAGGTCGCTCGGATACTGCGGGAGGCCAAGGATGTCAGGGAAGCCATTATGGCCATCGTGGCGCTGATTAGACACTGATATCCGAGAGGGGGAAAATGCTTCGGCTCCTTATGCAGCTGCTGAGAAAGTTTTTCTTGGGCACGGTTGACGTCCCCAGCCCTTCCGACATTGTGCCGTCAGAGAGCATATACCACTTAGAAGGAAGCAGCCAGGTTCACATCGACCTGAGCAGGCTCAATATTCCCTTTAGCAGGCTGCCTAAAGTGTGGATTCCGCCCGTGCCGGACACGAACTCCATGGACCCGGGCTTTGACCATCAACACAACCCCATCCTCATCGCCGGCGCAGATGAGGAGAACCAGCAGATCATGGTGGAGTGGCTGGCGCAGGAGTGGAAGAGAAATCCGAAGACTGCCGCCAACATAATCGTCTACCAGCTGGAGGGCGGATATCCCTACATTCACCGCATAGTGGCGATGGGCGAGGATGCGGAAGGCAGGTACTGGAGGCTCCGGGGAGACAACAACTTCAGGAGAGACCCCTACAAGGTCAGGGACAGGCACATCAAGTGGCTCTGCATCGGAACCGTTTACTGAGAGGTGCTGCCATGTCAGACGGGAAGTCATCGGAAGAGCTCATCAGGGAAATATATGATGCCGTTATCCAGATGAGGACGGCGCTGTTCGGCATGCCTGATTCCAACGATAAGGGCCTGTTCGGCGAGTTCAACTCGCTGAAGAAGGACTATTACGGCTTCAAGCGCTGGGCACTGATAGTCTTCGGCATCCTGGTGGGCAGCGGTGCCCTGAGCGGAGCCATCTACGGACTTACCCAGGTGGTGAAATGACGATGGCGCAGAGGTGCGGCCGTGAAGTGCCCCAGGTGCGGCAAAGTCATGCGAGTGAAGCTGCGGACTCCCCGGCAGATACTCTGGCAGTGCCCCCTCTGCGGGCACCTCGAACTGGAGGATACGGGTGAAGAGCCGCCATCGTGGGACAG